CCACGATCACCAAGGCCGCCCACGTCAACCCGGCCACAGGCTCGGTAGCGGACGTGGTGCACGCCCTAATCGACGCGGAACTCATGGAACCCGCCTGATAGCCAGCCAGTAAACAATTAGGTCCTATCGTTACAATAAACGGTAGGACCTATTCATTTGTCTGGAGAAAAAATGATAATAGACGACAGCATCATCACCCAAGTCGGCGAAACCGCCTACGCGACATGGAAAGACGCCGCACTCGCCGACCTAGCCAACATGCTCTGCGTGAGCACATTCGAACAACTCTCAACCAACCTGACAGGAACCGTCAGTGACGACGGCATACACATCTACCTACCATCATGGTATTCAGAAATATGGTCGGTCACACCAATGGAAGGTCCCCTCATCAGCTACAACGTCGTCTACGACAAAGACGACGGGCTAACGCCAGCCACCCAATACTCGAATATTGTAACCCTTGACAAAACATGTCCAGCCGGCAAAAAGTTCCTCATCAACGGCAGACACGGCTTCGCAAAACTCCCGGCCCCACTCACCAACGTCCTCGCCGCCATCATACAAGCCGACCAGTCGATAGCCGACCAAACAGACCGTATCACCTCCAAGAAAATCGAAGACGTGAGCGTCACCTACGCCACTAGCACGCAAACCACACTCGAACACGCGCTCGCCCCATCCAAGGCACTAATAGACTACTGGCGCGTTTGTACAATCCGACCCGACACAGGAGGCATCCTCAGCATGCCAACACCCCACTATGACCAGCCATGGTGGCTCAACACGCAAGACTACCTAGGAGGCGACTACACATATGACACCGCAATGTGACCCATTCACCCTATTCCCCAACCAAACCCAAACAGCCGCAATCTGGAAATACACGGCACCAGGCCTCGACAACATCAAACTCGCCGACGTGAAAACAATCATCAAACACTCCACCGAAAGCAACCAACCCACCGAATACGGCACCCGCATCACCAGTCGACGCTTCCACATCCAACCCGACAACCTACCCGACAACCTCCGCAACGACATGGAAGCATGGCCCGACCTCATCCTCCGACTCGACAACGGACACGCCTACCAAATCACCAAAGCCAGCCGAGGAGACGACATGGACACCGGCAAAACCCAATTCATAACCCTCACCGGCAACCCCTACGCAAGGACCAGCCTATGAGCTACCAACTCAAAACCACCGCTACATGGGCTCGCAAACTATCCACCCAACAACTCAACAAAGGCGGCGCACGCATGATGACCGACATCCTCCGCCTAGCACGCCAAAACGCGCCAGTCAAAACCGGCGCACTACGTAACAGCGGCCGCTTCCAACAAGTCGGAAACACCCACTGGCAAATCACCTTTGGCAACGGCAGAGTCCCCTACGCCCGCATCCGCGAACACACCAACCGACTCCACCCCAACACCACCCGCTACCTCGAACGAGCCGCCCGCACCGCAAGCACCCGAACCAAAACCTACTTCAACATGTAAGGACACCACATGATAGACCTAGCAATATGCATGGCCCTCCAAAACGAAGGCTACGGAACCTACGGCCAAAACCTCTTCTTCGGCACCAGCCCCATCCTCGACACCGGAACCGTCACCAGCCAAGAAGGCATCTGGGTCAACGCAAACACCGTCGACGTCAACGGAGACCTCTACACCGATCAAATCACCATCAGCAGCCGCCACAACGACGTCCTCACCCAAGGACGGCTTATGCTACGACTCCTCAACCTCATCAACAACACACTCCCCCACTACTGCCAACTCACCTGCCAACCAATCACCAACATCACCTACGACAGCGTCCGCACACACCCAGCCACAGCAATAGACCTAGACGCCATCGACCACGAAGGCCACTGGATAAAAAGCATCCGCTTCCAAATCGACTACAAACTCAACCCCGCAACACTGTAAAATAAAAACGGCATAACACACCACAAACAAAACACGCCAACCGAAAGGAAAAAAATGGCATCCTACCCAATCATCGGTAAAAAAACCGTCTACATCGACGACATGATCATCCCACCCGACTACATCCAAGACGAAGTCGGCACCATCACCCTCACCCCAAGCACCACCGAAATCGCCTCCCAATCCGGCACCATCAAAGTACCAAACGGCAGCTACGACGAAATGAGCTTCGAACTCAACGTCATCTGCCCATCAGTACGCTTCCTCGGCATGCTATTCCCCGAACTCTACCACAACGCAAAATTCAAACGCGTCATCAGCGGAAACCCCAGCGAAACCGGCCAAGTCCGATTCGGCGGCAACGAATGCGTATCCAACACGCCACGAGACATCATCATCCACAACGTGTGCGACGGCCACTCCAGCGCACAAGACTTCCGCATCCCACAAGCACTCATCAGCGCAGGCGGCGAATTCAAAATCAGCCTCAGCGACCCGTTCGTCGTGACCCTCACCGGCACTATGACCGCCAGCCCCGAAGGCGCAGTAGTCATGGGCGAACTCAACCTCGACACGCCATCCTACTATGACGAAACCACCGGAACGATCAAAACAGCAGAAAGTAAAATCACTAAACTAAATGCCAGCCCGTCCACCATCACCGGCAAAACCAACGACACGGTGAAAGTCAACGTGACCGCCATGCCGAACGGTTCCACCGGTGACATCACCGCCACCGTAAAGGAACCAGGCTTGGCTGCCGCAGTCGACAATGGTGACGGCACATGGAACGTCACCCTGAAAAAGGGAGGAGCCGGCACCATCACCTTCAGCGCAGGACCCGTGCAGACCGTCGTCAACGTTACCGTGACAGCCTGAACCAACTAAGAAAGCCCGTCACCGTTACAATACGATGACGGGCCTTCCAGTCAACACAATGGCAAATAAAGGAGCCAATACTCATAATACCACACTAAAAGGAGCAGAAATGGCTACACCAATCCTGAACATTGATACTCGCAAGGCTTTCCGCGAGCTCACCATCAAAATCGACGGCATCACCTACACCATGCGTCCCCTCGGCTCGAAAGACATGCTCACTATCCTCGACAATGCCGAAGCATTAGACAAGCTCGCCACCGGACGAATGACCAAGGACACGCTCACCATCGCGGAAGACGTCATCTTCCCCCTCGTCTCCAACCTGATGAGCCCGAACAACGCTTTCCAGGAATGGGCGAACCAGACCAGACAGCGTAGCGACCTCGCCTACCTACAGGCAATGACCGCGCTCTGCAAGCTCATGGCTGAAAACCTCACCCTCGACATCAAAGGCTGATAATCAAAATGCGTTCATGGGATAGTCTTCTCACCCCCGCTGAAAAACAGCGGATGCAAACATTTAAACAGCGAGAAACAAAACAACATGCTTCACCCAGTATTCGCATCCTCGCCGAACTCGGCGACCTCTACGGGTGGGAAGCTATCCATGACGCATTAGAAAACAAGCTAACACCAAGCCTGATGCTCGACCTGATCAAAGAAGGCCGACACTTGCATCAAATCCATTTAGCCGAACAATACCGGTTGACCTTCGAATGCTTGACCGCAGCTTTCACTAAACACGGAGACCAGAAAATCAGCCGTATCATAAACGAGCTCGGAAAGGACCAACAAAATGGCTGACTCCACGCTTATACTCGACGCGGAAATTAACACCAGTGATTGGGAAGCTGGCGTTAAAACCATTCAGAATGGTAGCCGTCAAATAGAACAATCCGCTCGCCAAGCCGGTGATGGCATGGACCAGATCGATAAGTCTTCCACCAAAGCTTCCGATGGTACCGGTAAATTCGCTGCTATCGCCGGGGCAATGGGTGGTCTCGTGTCCACTGGCGTCAGTATGGCCGTGGATGCTATAAGCAACCTTAGCGGTGACATTATCGAAGCTTCCGACAGTGCTCAGAAGTTCGCGAGTACACTGAGTTTCGCCGGCTTGGACACGAACACTATCGACCAGTTGACCGCCAGTACGCAGAAGTATGCGGACCAGACCGTGTACGACCTGTCTGATATTCGTAATACGACCGCACAGTTAGCTGCGAACGGTGTCGATAATTATGCGAACTTGGCTGAAGCTGCCGGTAACCTTAACGCTGTCGCCGGTGGTAACGCGGACACGTTCAGAAGCGTTGGCATGGTACTCACCCAGACGGCCGGTGCGGGCAAGCTCACGACCGAAAACTGGAACCAGCTGGCCGATGCCATCCCGGGTGCTTCAGGCAAACTCCAGGAAGCCATGAAGCAGAATGGTGCGTACACGGGTGATTTTCGTGATGCGATGGCCAAGGGTGAGATTACTGCTGAGGAATTCAATAAGGCCGTCATGGACTTGGGTATGACCGACGCGGCGAAGGAAGCAGCGACCAGTACCCAGACCATCGAAGGTGCGATGGGTAACTTGGAAGCGTCCGTCGTTAACGTGGGCGTGCAACTCCTGGACTCGTTCAAAGGCCCGTTGACCGAAGCCATGAGCAGTCTCGCTGATGGTATCGGCAGTCTGCCTGCCATGTTTAATGGGCTCGTATCGTCGGCCGGTCCGGCTTTAAGCCAGATAGGCAAAGTGTTCCAAGAGTCTTTCGCTCCGGTAGCCCAGATCGTGTCCAGCCAATTGTTGCCTGCTTTGCAACCGTTCATGCAAGCCTGTCAGAATCTGGGTAGTGCGATCATGCCTGTATTGAATGCCGTTTTCCAGGCTTTCACACCGGTGTTGGGTTCGTTGGTTGCGAAACTCACGGAGGTTGGGGCGACGATCATGAGCACTGTCACGCCGGTCATTAATAACATGGCTGCGGTGGTTCAGGCCGCGTTGCCGACTGTTCAAGCTGCGTTTACGACGGTCGCGTCAACCATTCAAGGTGTCATCGACGCGGTGTTTCCTTATATTCAGACGGTCATCAGCTCGGTGATGAATGTCATCAACTCGATCATCACTACCGTATTGGCGGCGGTACAGGGTGATTGGAATGGCGTGTGGGCTGGTATCGGCAATATCGTCACATCCGTGTGGAATGGTATTAAAGCCAGCGTGTCAGCCGCTATCAACGCTGTTTCAGGCGTGATTAGTTCGGTCATGGGGTCTATCACTGCTTTTTGGACTGGCGTGTGGAATTCGGTCAAGGGACTGGTGTCCAGCGCATGGAATGGTATCACCAGTGCCGTGTCGAATGGTGTCAACAGTGTCATGAACACTGTGCGTGGTATCGGCGATAAGATCAAGGGCGCGTTCAGCGGGGCTGGTAGTTGGCTGTTGGATGCCGGTAAGAACATTATCATGGGTTTGGTTAACGGTATCAAGAATGCGATCGGTAGTGCTGTGTCGGCAGCTAAGAACGCGGCTGCCAATGTCGTGAACGCGGCTAAATCCGCGTTGGGTATTCATTCCCCGTCTCGCGTGTTCCGTGACGAGGTAGGCAAGATGATCCCTGCCGGCTTGGGTAAGGGCGTGGAAGCGAACATGAACCTGGCCGTGAACCCGGTCCAACGCATGGTCGCTGATATCATGCCGAACAGTCTGTTGAATGGTTCGGCGAGTCTGCCTGTCTCGTCTCCTGTCCTGACGAACACGAATACTGGTCCGCGAGTGTCGGCTCCGATCACGGTGAACGCGTCGGATCCGATGGCAGCTGCTCGTGAAACGGTACGCATGATTAATTTCGCTTACGTGTAGAGGAGCTAGTCTAGTCTTATGAGCTTTTTCCCGATTGATTCTCGTGATATCCGGTTGACGTTGAACGGTTTCCCTCTCTATGGGGTGGATGATAATGGTTGCGAATGGCATGTGACCTTTCAGGACGTGTCCGGCTTGTTCGACGGTGTTTCTTCAACATTGCAGACTGAATCCAAGGTCATGGCTGACGGCTGGTATGGTAACCTGCCTCGACTGCAGGGTCGTACCATCACGATAGAGGGTCATATTATCGGCCGGTGCACGGAATCATGTGTTAACGCGTGGAATGCGTTCAAAAGCGTTTTGGATACTGGCGGAATGCTGTTGATCGCACGATTGGGGAATATCGGCCGTCAGGTACGGGTATGGCAGTCGACGTCATCCCCGTTGATCAAATGGGAAGGGGTGAATATTCTCCGTTTCAGTCTTGGGTTGACGGCTTTGAGCCCGTACTTGTATGGTTTGGATTCGGTGTCTGGTGTTTCTGGACTGCCGAGTTCGTCTGGTGGCTTGCAGTTTCCTTATCATTTCGAGGAGGATGGCGTCTCCTTGTCGACTTGGACGTGGAGCGAGGACGTCGTATCCGGTAGAGTGACATTGTCGAATGTTGGTACGGCTCCCAGTCCGGTGATGATCCGTATTGACGGTCCTGTCGTAAAACCGCAGGTATCGCATGTCGGGAGCGGCCATGTCATGGCTTTTGACCTGAGTTTGGGTTTGGGCCATTACGTGACCATTAACGGTGTGACGCATGAGATTCTGGTTGATGGTACTGATCCTGCGCGTGCCCGTGTCACCCGCCGTGAGTGGAGTCAGGCGGAACCCGGTATGAATGTTTGGGGTTTCAATGCTGGCGAGCATTCGGATACGGCTCATATGACGGTTTCGTTCTACCCGGCTTACCTGTAAAGGAGGAATGTCATGGGTTCGACTGATGTTTGGAATGGGGTTTCTGTTTTCGGTCGTGGTCGTGTCATATGGGATACTGCAGGTTTTCAGTTCCTTGCCGTGTCTTTGGACAGTGGGATCGTGTTGGCGGAGCTTCCGGACTTGCAGGTCTCCAAGCTTTCGTATCGTTTCGAGGAGACTACGAGTGAGACGATGGTGCTTCCGTGGCGGGACATTCCGTCCAATTGGAGTGAGGCCACGGTCCCGTATGGGGTGGCGATCCTTTTGGTTCGTGGTTCGACGGTATTGTGGGGCGGCATCGTCGTCAAACGCGAACGTACCTTGCAGGGGAGCGGGTTGTCTCTCACCGTGGCGACCGTGGAACATTATTTGGATAGCGTGTATGTGAAGGATCATGTGTATTCGAATCGTGACCAGTGTGAGATTGTGAAGGATCTTGTGTCGAGTACGCTCAATGATCACCGGTTCATGCTTTCCGTGGAAGCGTCCTCCAGCACGGTTCGTCGTGATAGGACGTATGAGGAGTCTTCTGATAAGACGTTGTTGAGTGTTCTTCAGGAGTTGTCGAACGTGCAGAACGGTCCGGAATGGTGTACGTCATGGAGGGCTGATAGTGGCAGGTATGTGCCGGTGTTGACGGTTGCGGACAGGATAGGTTCGGCTGTTCCGGTTACGACGTTTGATGAGAGTGTGATGACGTCCTTCAAGGTGTTGGAGGATTATACGGCTGGTTATGGTGCGAACATGGTCGTGGCGGTCGGGGATACGACTGGCGAGTCCCAGTTGCGTTCCGATGTGATGGTGGCCGATCAGTCTTACCGTCCTGTCGTGGAGCATGTGGTCCGTCCGTCGTCGAGCATTACGCGGAAGGAGACTTTGAATGCTTACGCTTCGGCTTCGTTGAGGCAATTGCAGGATGGTACGAATACCATGAGCATGACGTTGAGCTTGTTGGCCGCTCCGATCGTTTACGAGGAGTGGAGGCCTGGGGATGTCGTCGCGTGGACTGTCGCCGATGATGATGGTCGTTTCGCTGGGTTTGATCATGGTGAGGCGCGTATCGTCGGTTATGACATTGATTTTAGTGGCGTGTGGACTATTACGCCTGTGTTGCAGTAGGAGGTTCCGGTGCAAAGTAAGTTCAGGTTTTCTCTCGATGGGGTGGATGCTACGGCCCGTCAGTTCGCGGAGGTTCACCGTCAGCTGCGGGAATTGCCGGCTAGTGTCGGTAAGAGTGTCAGTCGATTGGGGGAACGTGTTTCTGGTGTCGAGAAGGATTTTGAATCGTTGACCACTGAGCGGGATCAGGCTGATGCTGGCGAGGCAAATGCGGTGGTGGTGCCTGCTCACGGTGGTACCGGTGTTCGGAACGCGTTTGATAGTCCGCTTTCGTTGAATCCTCGGAAAACGGTTTATTGTCTTTATGATGGCACGTTGGGGACTGACTGTTCGTCGACGTATTCGGTGGTGAATGTCGGTGATGCTGATGAGTTCGTTCCGGTGGATGCTCTCCGTCAGGTGAAATGGCGGGTGTATTGGTTGAAGGATGATCTGAATCTGAGGCTTGATGACGCGCAGCCTGTCATCGGCTTGATAGCTGAAGATTTGGATGATGCCGGGCTTGGTTTTTTCTGTGAATATGACGGGGAGGGGAATCCGACCGGTGTTGACTATCCGAGGTTGAGCGTGGCTGCTTTACGGTTGTCTCAGCAGGCTATGGATGAGGTGGACGAGCTCAGGGCGGAGGTTGCCCGGCTATCTTCCTTGGTAGGTAAAATGGGTGTGTCCACGTCTGAATGATTGATTGTGAGGAATGACTTATGAGTGATATTGTTTTGCATCCTTTGACCGCTTTGAACGGGAGTCCGTTTTATACGGCTGATAATTATCGGTGTGTTGTGAATCCGTTCTTGTTTCCGTCCGATGGTTCTGCTTTCGGTGGCGTTCAAGGGGTCCGGTATGGTAGTCCTAGCCCGTTGGCGACGATTGACGGGTTGACTGTCACCGTTAAGCCTCATTGCGGGACCGTGAGACCGTGGAATGAGACTGGCTCGTACACTTATGCGATCATGGAACCTATGACGGTGAACGTGGCTGATTCGACGGGTGATTATAAGATCGCGGTCGCCGTTTATGATCCGAGCTTGTCTCATGGTGAGGCTCCTGGCGCGTGGTTGCAGTCGTGGGATGCCAGTATTCCTGACGCGCAGATCAATGGTCTGGTCATTGCCAGGGTTACGGCTGGTGTCGTGTCTGACGTGGCTCCGAAAATCCATGTTGATGGCACGATTGAGGTGGCTACTTGGAATCAGTTGATCGCGATTTGGACCGTTGACGGGGTTGAGGCCGTTACCACGTCCAATGGCCAGCGGTATCGTCGTGTCAATGGTTCTTGGCTGTCGTTGACTGATATTCAGTTGGGTGAGGGTCAGTGGTATAAGGATTGGGATGTTTGGTACAAGTGTTCGATGTCGGGTAATATCGTCAATCTTGTTGTCAAGGCGACGAGGGGTCTCGAGTGGGTGGCGAAGGCGTGGTCGAGGAGTCAGATTTTGACGTTCCCGGATTATGTGAAGCCGAATTTCACTGATGTGAATGTTCCCGCCGCCGGCGTTGAATATAGTGGCTTTCAGGTGGATTCGACGGGCTTGTATGTGAGGCCTTTCAGGGATATTACGTATGGGAAGGGTGTTTGGACTTCTGCGACCATATCGTGGTCGGTTTGATGTATGGGAAAGCCCCGGCTGTTTGGCTGGGGCTTTTTCGTATCTTTGTGGGGTTAGAGTGGGCAGATGCGGTCGCGGAGTTCGTTGGGTAGTGATGGTTTGGGGTGGCGTGCGAGGAATTCGTCGTCGATGACTTCGCAGAATTTGGCGAGCCAGTGGCCTAACGAGCGTATGTAGCCTGTTTCGAGGTCGTTGATGTGTTGGAGTTCGTCGCGGCTTTCGATGAGTTTGTCGATTTTTTCGTCTTGGGCGTCGATTTGTTTTTTGAGTTCGCCTTGGGCTTCGACGAGGTGTTGGTAGGCGGTGGTGAGGTTGTTCCGGCGTGTGCTTATCCATGTGATGGTGCTGCCTACTGCTATGCCGATGACTCCGATGGTGGCTGTTATTAGTTCGGTCATATGTTTAAGTGTATCGTAGGCTGTTTTGGTATGCTTGGGGGTATGGACCGTGAATCAGCCGAGGATATTGTACTCATTCTTTTGACATCGTTTCTTATTGGTGTCATGGTGGTGGGCGGGTATTTGCTTATTACCGGGATTCCGGCTTTTGCTCGGTTTCTTTTTACTGTTTGGTATGTTTTGACTGTTTAAAAGGAGACAATATGTCGTATGAGTATATTACCCAGTATGATAGCCCGAATTATACGAGTGGTCGCCCGTATGGGATCAAGTATATTGTGATTCATTGGTGGGGTGATCCGAACACGCATCCCACGTTCGAGGGTGTTATCAACACCTTGTGCAGTAAGGCTCGTGGCGCTTCGGCTCATTATGTGGTTGAGGCTGGGCGTGTGGCGTGTATCGTGGATCCGGATGATCGTGCGTGGCATGCCGGTGATGGTGTCGGTGTCCGTTCCAAGGGTAATGATATGGGTATTGGTATTGAGTGTAATCCTCGTCAGTCGGATGGGGATTATGCTACGATTGCCGATTTGATTCGTGATCTTCGTGTCGAGTATGGTGATTTGCCGTTGATTCGTCACCGGGATTGTTATAACACGCAGTGTCCGGGCGCGTATGATTTGGATCGTTTGGATCGTTTGTCTCGTGGTTTGGCGGCTCCGTCGAATCCGGTGCTTGGTCAGCCGGCTACGCAGTCTGTGACGAGGCTTGAGGTGGATGGCTCGTGGGGCCCTTTGACGATGCGTCGCGCTCAGGAGGTTGCTGGCACGTCGGTTGATGGTGTCATGTCTGGGCAGATTAAGTGTTTAGAGAATCAGAATATCGCCTGTTTGGAGGAGGGAACTTCCGGTAGTGATTGGGTTGAGTGGATGTCTCACCGTTTCGGTATTACGGATAGGCCGCGTAATGCCGGCCAGGAGTTCATTCACCGTTTCCTTATGGAGATGAACGGGTATGCTGGTGATGGAATGATTGGCCGGGCTCCTTCGCCGGCTGTCGTAGAGTTCCAGAAGCGGCTTAATGATGGTCGTATTTTCAACTGATTGAAAGGATTGTTTATGGCTAAGCATGCAGTGTTGGCTGATGATGTGTTGACTGGTGAGCCGACTTCGGGGACCATGATCACGAATGAGTGCGCTGACGGTTCGGATAATTATGTGCCGGCTTTTGATGCTGATACTCGTCGTTGGGCGTATTTGGTGTCCGGCTTGGTGGGTATTGCCGGTGCTGTGGCCAGTTTGGTGAGTGCGGTGCCGGGTGTCCCGTCGTGGGTTGCCGTGGTTGGTGGTGCTTGTGCGCTGGTCGGTTCCGGTGTTGCTGGCTTGTTTGGAGTGCATTATGCGGGTGTGAGCCGTTAGTCTGCTCCTGTTATGAGAACGCCCCGTGTTCGGCTTGTTTGGCCGTCTGCGGGGCGTTTTTGTTTGTTTTGGGGTTACTTCCAGTAGAAGAAGCGGAGTGTGATTGGGGTTGTCACGGTGAAGTCGTATCCGTTGCCGTTGTTTATTTCGTGGATTGGCGTGGTTTTGACTTCTTCGATGCCGTTGAGAAGCTTGTAGAGGTCGGTGAAGGCGTGGTGGTCTTGGATGCCGATGTTGCCGTAGTTGATTTCCGGGTCGAGTCCGTCTTCGTCGAGGATGGTGCCGATTTTCGGCTGTTGTAGGATGAGGCTGATGATGGTGGTGAGGTAGTTGACGGTTTTCATTTGTGGCTCCTTTTTGTGTCGTGCCAGTCTTTCTGGCTGATATTCTCAGTATATCATAAGCGGCGTGCCGCATTGTCGTGACACGCCGCCGGGGATTCACTCCGTGAAGACATTGCCTCCAAGCTCGGCATTGAGCCGCTGTCGGTATTCCTTGCGTGGGTGTCTTAGCCCGTTTTCCCACATCATGATGATGGTCGGACTGGATACGTGGATCAGTTTGGCGAGCTCGGCCTGCGTGTATCCGTAACGGTTCCGCCAATATTTGAGCCGCTGCAGGCTGGTCGTCCATGCCTTGACGAGGGAGTAGCTGACTGGAGTGTGTTTTCCGTTGTCTGTGATGGTGTAGAAGAGGCCTGTATAGACGTTCTGGTAGACGAGGGTCTTTCTGCCTTTGATGATGACAGTGAATGGTTCCTTTGCCATGGTTCCCTTATTTCCTTTCGCTTGGTGTCGTGAGGTCGAGGAGTTCCTGTACCAGTTCTTGCCCCTTCTTGGTGAGCTGCCATCGCCAGCATGGTCGTTTTCTGGCGCTTATTCCGTTCCTGTCGACGCGGTGGGTGTATCCTTCGCGTTCGAGTTCGACCATGCGGCTTCTCAAGGATTGCGGAGTGTCAGGGTATCCGAGCGTCGATGCTATTGAGGTCAGGTGTTCTTGTGTGATTGGCTCCTTGAATAGGTAGAGGATGGTGGCGACGTGTAGGCGTGGGGTGTTGCGCATTAGATTCTGCTTTCTGCTTGATGCCGGTAGTATGCGGCTATTGCTGTGGCGGCTGCTAATCCGGCGAGCCATTTGAGGCCGAAGCGGATGTGGGAGGCTTTCGCTGTTATCGTCCATGTGGGGAGTGTCATGTATGGGCTGAGGCACCATCCGCAGTAGGCGAGCGTACCGAGGCTGCGGGTGAGGTCGTTGTCCGCTGTTTCGGTTTTGCCTGTGAGCTTGTTTCGGAGTTTGGAGAAGACGTAGCCGGGGCCGGGGGAGAGTTGCGTTACTGTGGTGGCGTATCCGGCTGTGAGTCCTGTGGTGATGACCGCGGTCCACCATTCGGTTTTCATTTTATTGCCCTTTCGTTATTGTTGATGGTTTCGGCTGGGGTTTAGTGGATTTTGCCGTCGAATAGTACCAGTGGGTATTTGATTGGTTTGTTCTGGTTTTTCGCTATGGTTCGGATGACGGTTGCGGTGGGGCTGCCGGATGATACGACTCGGAGACGTTTCTGCATGTATTGTGCGGCTGTGCGGCATGTGTCGAGGAATGCTGCGTCTTCTGGTTTGCATGTGGGGCAGCCGTCGAAGAGCACGTAGATGTCCTGGCTTTTGAGGAGGGTGTCGATTGTCATTAGAATGATGCTCCTGTTGTCTCGGTGATGGTGTCGATGATGTGGAATACGTTGAGTTGTTTGCGTTTGTGGTCGGCGATGAGTGGTTTGATGTCCTTTCGGTGTACTGGGATGATTTGGTGTCGTGCGTCGCCGTAGACTCGTGGGTCGTACATGCTGAAGTAGAGGGTTTCGAGCGTGTCACAGACGACGAAGTATTGGAGGACTTGGGCTTGGTATTTGTCCGGGATGAAGTCGATGCCGGTGGCGTTGAGGCTTGTGGTTGTTGCGGGGAGGACTTGTGCGGCTGCGTCGGCGATGTTGTCGGGTAGGGCGTGGTGGCGGATGAGTTGTGTGTGGATCATCCATGGGATGACGGCTTGGAGGTGGTAGGCGCTTCCGAGGCTTTTGCATTCGATGGCCCATGTTGGGTTCTCGGTTGCTTGGTAGGCGTCTGGGCTGCAGGCGATTCGGTTGTCTTCGTCGCATTCCCAGATGCCGCAGTCGGTGATGCAGTCTTTTTCCTTGTATCCGAGTTGTTGGAGGGTGAGGTGGATGTTTTCTGGTTCGAGTCGGTGGCCGCGTTCCATGGGGTTTTCTCCGTCTGGTTGTTCGGCCATGGTTTCGGCGAGGAATTTCCAGAATTCGATACCGACTTTGAGGCGTTTGTTTTTGGCTTCGGTTTTGGCGAGTAGTTCGTCGTATTTTAGTGCTGTCCGGTAGTGTTCTTCGGTTTCGTCTCTTGTTGTTGCTTCTTTTGATTGTTTGAGTGCTTTGTCTCGGTATTCGAGGATTTTTTTGGTGTCGGTTTGTGGGTAGTGGTCTAGGGCTAGGCCGCCGCTTTTGGTGCCGGTGATGCGTCCTAGGCGTTCGTTGAGCCATGCGTTGGTGTTGTTGGCTTGTGATAGGTTGATGATTTTCATTGTCGATCCTTTCCTTGAAGTTGATATCTTTATTATATCTCTTATGCGTGTGAGGGTGGTAGTCGGCGTGTCGCATCCCCGGTATGAGAAAGACCCCGGTAGTTGGCCGGGGTCTTGTGTCACATTCTGTTGATGGCGTCCATGAGCTTGGTCAGGTCGGATTGGGTGATTCCTCTCCAGCCTTTGACGGGCCGGTTCAGGGTGCCTGAGATGAATTCGCCGCGTGCTTCGGTTGGGAGGTGGTGTGCATCCATGGCTTTGACGAGCGTGGCGTACTGGTCGGCTCCGATCGGCTTGTCGGCGGTCTCGTACTGCTGTCGGGCGTAGCTTCCGTCGTCGTCCTTGTCCGGGAAGATGCCGAGGACGGTTGTGAGACTGTATCGTCTCGCGTAGGTAATGGCGCTTCCGACCTGTTGCGGGTCGCCCGTTACGAAGAAGGGGTATTCGCAGACCGTCATCTGGTCGGTGTCGTCGAAGATGATGGTTTCGATGGTGCCGAGGGTCTGGCGTCCGTCTCCAGTGCCGTCGAAGGTCACTTTTTGAGTGAATGCGAGTCCGTGCTTTGCGAAGATCGGCTTGATGTTCTTGAGGAGTGTGGCGAGGTTGAGGTACTTGTAGGTACGGCTTCCGGCGTTGGCTGTTTCGTCGGTGCAGAAGTTCGGGACTTCGTTGAGGACTTCGGCGAATTTCCGGTTGAGGTTGTTGTTTTCCATTTGTGGCTCCTTTTGTGGTGTTGGCTGTCAGTGCTTGTAGATCGGGTAGACGATGGTCATTGGTGTTGTTTCGGTCACGTTGTTGTAGATGGCTTCGAGGGTTTCCATGCCGCCGATGTTGTATGCCTGTGTGTAGAAGTCGATGCGTTCCGGGTTGTTTTTGGTGAGTGTGTGGAGGTAGCATGCCCATTCTGCGCCGTTGTGGTCCCATTCGTAGTCTTCGAAGGCTTGGGAGTAGTCGTCGAGTGTGACGTATTTGTGGTCGCCGACGTGGTAGATGGTGCCTTTTGGTGTGTGGTCGGTGTCGTAGTGGCTTTTCTGGTCGAGGCGGACGTCGATGGTGTGCATCATTGCTTTGACTTCGTCAGTGGTAATGGCGTTCATTGGTTTGCTCCTTTTTGTGTTTGCCAAGTTCTTTGCTTGATATGTCTAATATATCACAATGCGGCGTGTGTTCAAACGCGACACGCCGCAAAGTCGATCGTTGCCTGCTTTTCATCGTTTTCTATAGGCGATGAGTACCGTGAGTGCGATGATCAATGCCGTGAGGGCGTCATTATTCGTTCCCACGCCTTGTCCTTCTCGTATTGTTTGATGACGGCTTCAATCTCCGGCTTGGGGCATTGGGGGATGAGCGGGGCGAATTCGTCTACTGTCAGGCCGCCCTCATGCCATTTGATGATCTGGTTCTTCAGTGTTTTCTTCATTAGTGGTTCCTTCTGACGGCCGAGTAGAACCCGGAGCTTTCCTGGTGGACTCGTCGGACGGTGTCTTCGTCCATGTTGAGAATTTCGGCGGTCTTTTCGACCGACTGGTCGAGGTCGAAGAGGTAGTGTTCGATCAGGAGCCGGTCGAGTGGTACGTCATTCAGCTTGTGCATTGTCTTCTTCTTCCTTCATCATTCGGTTGATTGCTTCGACGACCAGGTGCCAGTCGCTTCGTCCGATGCAATGCCATGCGGCTCTTTCGAGGCCGGTGGTCGATGCTACGAGCTTGCGGATGATGAGGCCGCACCTGCCGGAGTTTTCTGTCTTTTCGTGTTTTATGGCCGCTTTCCGTGCGTACCATCGGGCTTTTTCCAGGTCTTCGATGGGATTCCCTTTATCTTTGTATCTCCATAGGTATTTGATGACGTTGCCGGTGCAGAAGTATTGGCGTTTGGCTAGGAGGATGCATTCGTAGCCGATGTTGCGGCCGTTGTAGTGCGCGGGATGGTTGATGTTGTCTGTCATTTGTTTTCCTTTGTTTCTTTTGCGGCTTTGGCTTTGGCTCGTCGTATGCGGGCTCGTTCCCTTTGTTTCCGTGTGTATTCGGCTTTTTGTTCGGGGGTCATGGCGTGGTATCGTGCTTTTTGTTTGGCGAGCATTTTCTCTCGCCATTCGCTGTCGGTATGGTAGCGTGTCCTGGCTGTCTCTCTCTTTTTTTTGAGGGTTTTTGGTTTGCTGTGATATTCTTTTTGTTTTTCGGCGTATTGTTCGGCGTGTTCTTCCCTCCATTTCTTGTTTGCTTCAGCTCGTTCTTCCTTGTGGCGGTGGTAGTAGCGGTAGTCGCTGATCTTGCGTCGTTCTTTGGCTGATGGCTGGCTGTTACGCATTTCGTTGATCCAGTCCATCATGTTCTGGTCGTCGAGGTCGACGATGACGGGTTCTTTTGTTTTCCTGCCCATTGTGTTCCTTTTCTTTTCAGAAGCAGAATGTGATGATGGTTGCGAGTTCCTCTGCGGTGATGTTCAGGTCGTTTCTGTCGAATAGTGTGCTGGTTGCGAGTGTGGTTCCTTTTTCGCTGAATAGGACTATGTCGATCAGGCCGTCTTCGACTGGTGTGAGGTACAGTTTCCTGGTTGAGCCGTGTTTGGTTATTTCGCATGAGGTCTCGTCGCAGAGGTTGATGGTTTTTACCGTGTAGTTTTCACCGGTGGTGGCCAGCGCGTTGGAAATTTCGGTGGTGAATTGTTTGATGTTGAGGTTCATTTTTGTTTCCTTTTTTGCATGTTGTCTAGAGGCGGTTTTTGGTGTCGGTGATGATGGTGTCGGGGTTGATTGGTTCCGGTGTTTTTCCCCTTGGCGTGTCGGTTCCTTTTCTTTTCAGAGGTTTCTGATGATGTAGTCGGCGATGTCTTCTGGGGTGGAATCGTTTAGGGATCTGTCATGGAAGACGTGGTAGATGATCAGTGTGTCGGGTCCGTCGTATAGATGTATTTCGGTGTTGTCCGGGTTGCTGTAGGCGATGATGTACATGGTTTTGTTGTTGTTCCGTTTTGTGATTTTTATTGCGGTGTCGCCGAGGTTGCATTCGACGTTGGTTGTCGTGTATTCGTCGCCGAGTAGGGCGATTACGTCGGCCATTTCGTGACGGATGTCCCTTTTGGTTGTGTTGATACTCATTTTTGGTCCTTTTCTTGTTTGTTCGGTTTGTTAGAGGCTGTTCTTGATACAGGCGATGAGGTCCGTGAGGTTGGAGTTCGGGTCGTTGGCGTCCCATTGGTAGACTTCGACTGGCTCATCTCCGTAGCTTACGGTTACTTCGAAGTCGTCGGTGTCGTGGCAGTCCGGGCTGATGTACATGTCGTAGCCGGAGTCTTCCTTGGTGATGACGATGGTGGTTTCGTTGTCGGTGAGTTCTTCGGTGTATTCGTATGGGAGGGTGTCGGTGAGGGTTTTGAAGAGGATGTGGACGCTGTCGTTCTTGTTCATTTTGGTTTCCTTTTCTGTTTGGTGGCTTGGTGTTTTCCTTGCCTGATATCTAACACTATACCCACAATCGTAATGTGACACGCCGGAGGGGATGAAAAAAGGCGGCACGTTTTCATGCGTGTCGCCTTGGTATGGGTCAGATGCCGAGGAGTGATCTGGCCGATGTCAGCTTGTCTTGCATTTTCTTCCCTCTCCTGTCCTCGCCTTTGACTTCGAGGCAGATGCACATCTCCTTCAAACGGCTGAAGACGCGCTGACGGCGGATGTCTCCACGATCGGCGAAGTCCTTCGGACCGAGGTTGGTGGTGATGATGATCGGCAGTCCGGCACGGTATCGTGCGTCGATGACGTTCATTACCTTCTCCCATGTAAAGTCCGAATCGCGTTCCGCTCCTAGGTCATCGATGATGATGAGGTCGAAGCGGTTGAGGTCGTCGAGATATTTCTGGTCTCCTCCGAATTTTTCGCTGATCCGGCTGATGATGCGGCTGAAATTGGTCATCAGGCATGGTGTGCCTTGGCTGATGAGTTCGTTGGCGATGGCTGCGGCGAGGAAGCTTTTGCCGGTGCCTACCTGACCGCAGAGGAGCAGTCCGGTGCCTTGTTCGCGCATGGCGTCGAAGTTCGCCGCGTACTTGCGGGCGATGGTTTCGTTCCGTTGATCGCTGTGGTCGGATTTGGCGAAGGTCCATTCGCGCATTTCCGCGTCTGGGAAGCCGGTGCGTCGCATGCTGTCGAGGTATTGCATGCGGTCTCGTTTGCGTTTTTCTTCGGCTTCTCGTTCGTTCTGTTCGACGCTGCAGTCGCATGCGCAGTGGACGGTCCTTGTGGTGCCGTCGCTTTTGGGGAGGACGCATTCTTTCTGTGTGTGGCATTTGCCGCACATGAGCAGGCCGTCCTCGGTGCGGTAGTCTCCCTCGTGTTTCGCGTATTGGCGTGCGACTCGTGCGTTGATGGTGTTGATGATGTCGATTCCGTTTTCCATGGTTTTGTTGCCTTTCTGTTGTTTATAACAATGTTATCTCATGTGTCGTCGGCATTATATTGCCGGTGTGCCGTAGGGTTAGAAGACGCAGTTTTTCAGCCACTCGTCGTCTGCTTCCTTTTGCCTGCGCAGCTCCTCTTCCGTGAGGTCCCAGTGTGGCTGCTGGGATTGCCGTTGAGGCTTCTGCTGGTATCCGTTGTTTCGGTAGTTTTCGATTGGGAAGAAGCCGCTCCAGCCGCGGCAGACAATCTCATCGAGGTACTCGTTGACGCTCATATGGCTTTCCTGTGCGCGCCTGTCGAGTTTGTCGATGTTGCCTTGGATGGCTCGGTCGGTCATTGCGGAACGCTTGGCCTTGCGGTTTTGGAGCCATGCTCCGAGTAGGTCCTTGGTTTTCGGATCGTTGGTGTAGGCGTCGATGATGGCGTCGAAGCTTTTGGCTTTGCGGGTCTTTTTCGGTTGTGGCTGTGGTTCCGGTTCGGCGGTGTGGAGTTGGGATTGGTCGGTGTTTGTGTTCGTGGCGTTGGCCCATTGGTCCTGTGTCGTGGCCTGTGTGGGCGCGGGGGCCTGTGTGGCTGCGGCGGTTGGATGGATGGCGACGTAGTCGACGAGTCGGCTGCCGTAGTCGTCCGTGTGTGGGTATTTGGCGAGGAGGCCTTTGGCTACGAGTGAACCGAGTGCCCTGTCGACGGTGTTCAGCGAGCATCCGCACCAGTCGGCGATGTACTTGCGGCTGCCTTTGAATCTTGATTCGCCGTCCTGTGAGAAGCCGTAGATGAGCGCGTAGATGAGGAGCTCGTTGCCTTTGAGGTTGAGTTTGGTGCGCATCCATCCTTGGATTGCGATGAAGTTGTTGTCTTTTACTGCTGACATGATGTTTCCCTCGTTTTAAAAGTAAATCCCATTGACTGCCACCGTCTCCTACCCCGGTAGCAATCAATGGGATTCATACCATGTGATTTAGTCCTCCACGTGAGTGGTAGGAGTCTCACATGGCGTATGTCTTTAGTATAATACGTTTCTTCAGACGACACGCCGACTTATTCGGTTTATCGCATACCAGCTGAGGCTGCCGTAATGGACCATTCTGAGCAGACCTTTGTCCTCAAGCTCTCCGAGAATCTCGGAAACGGCATCTGCGGGCAGTTCCGGGAACATCCGGGGTAAATCCTCGTAGGGCATCCGGACCCAATAACGGCCGTCGTGAAAATGGCCCTGCCGCTTCCTCTGTTTCCGATAGAGGTCGTAGAGCTGAACGTAGACGGCCGCCGTGGAATAACCCAGTCTCTTGGCCACTTTAAGTATGGACTGCGGATCCTTCAAAATCAGGCCTTC